ATGCCCCTGACCGACGTAGCAATCCGCAATGCCAAGCCGACCGACAAGCAGCAGAAGCTGTTCGACGGTGGCGGCCTGTTTCTGCTCATCAAGCCGGCCGGCGGGAAGCGCTGGGTGCTGAAATACCGATTCGGCGGGAAGGAAAAAAGCCTGGCGCTCGGCACCTACCCCGCTGTCACGCTGGCCGAAGCGCGGAAGCGCCGCGACGAGGCCCGCGACAAACTGGCGACCGGGATCGACCCGGGCGCTGCGAAGAAGGCCGAGAAGCGAACGCAGCGCCTGAGCGCCGAGAACTCTTTCGAGGCCGTCGCGCGCGAGTGGCACGCCAAATACGCGCCGACTTGGTCCGAAAGCCACGGAGCGCGGATCCTGCGCCGGCTGGAGGTGGACGCCTTCCCGTGGATCGGCGGTGCTGCCATCGCCAGCCTCGAGCCGCCCGACGTACTGGACGCGCTCCGGCGCGTCGAGAAGCGCGGCGCGCTCGAGACTGCACACCGGCTGCAGGCCAACATCAGCCAGGTGTGCCGCTACGCCGTGGCGACTGGGCGCGCGAAGCGGGACGTAACGGCGGATCTCCGCGGCGCCCTGCCGCCAGTGCAGACCGAACACATGGCGGCGATTACCGACCCGAAACAGGTCGCCGAGCTGTTGCGCGCGATCGACGGGTACCACGGCACCTTCCCCGTGCAGTGCGCCCTTCGTCTCGCGCCGCTGCTGTTCCAGCGCCCCGGCGAGCTGCGTGCAGCCGAATGGGCCGAATTCAACCTCGATAGCGCAACGTGGGAGATCCCGAGCGAACGGATGAAGCGCACGAAGCAAGGCAAGGCGTCCGGCAGTGCGCACATCGTGCCTCTACCGTCGCAGGCGATATTGATCTTGCGCGAGCTGCACGCACTGACCGGCAACGGCCGGTTCCTGTTTCCAAGCGTGCGTACGAAGGACCGGCCCATGTCCGACAACACGATCAACGGCGCGCTGCGCCGGCTCGGGTACGACGGCGATACGATGACCGGCCACGGCTTCCGCGCCATGGCCCGGACGATTCTCGACGAGGTGCTCGGCGTGGCGCCGGCGGTCGTTGAAGCGCAGCTCGCGCACGCCGTGAAGGATCCGCTCGGGCGGGCGTACAACCGGACGGCTCACCTGCCGCAGCGGCGCGAAATGATGCAGCAATGGACCGACTACCTCGACCAGCTCAAAGCCGGCGCAACCGTCGTCCGGCTCGCCGCTGCGGCCAACTGAGGCACGCCATGTCGACCATTATCGTTTCGAAGCTCGATGCAGCACGCCGACATCTGCGGGCAGCGATCGTGATGCTGTTCGAGGGTGCCGATCCGGTTATCGTACACACGCTGGTCGGCGTGGCGTCGGTCCTCGCCGCTGATCTCGCGAAGCACTATCATCCCGACGATCAATGGGAACCACTGGCCCAAGCCGAGAACGGCATCACTGCGCAAGAATATTTCGCTGCTGCGCGGGCAACGCAGAACTTCTTGAAACACGCGGATCGAGACGTTGATGCAATCCACGAGTTCGACCCGATGGACACCGATGCCCTTGCGTTCGGCGCGGTACGAAACCTCTCAAACTTCGGGGAAATGGGGCTTGAGGAAAGTGTTTTAGAGTTCTGGTACATCGCGTGCAACGCCCCGGAAGATCATGGTTTAGATAACGCCTGGTTTGCGAGCGCCGCGCATTTCTTCGGTGATCTCCGCGGTCAAAGCCGTGATGCGCAACTGGCAAAAGGTCGCGATGTGCTAGCAGCCGCACGGCGGACAGAGCATCAGTGAACCCGCCACCTTATCCGCCTCCAAGCTGCCGATTGACCCGATCCCGTGCCTCCTGCCGGATCTCCCGCCGCATCTCGTCATCCTCGGCGTAGGCCGCTCGGTACTTCTCGATGAGTTCGGCCAGTCGGGCCCGCGCCTTTCGCGCGGCGACGACCTCGGATTCGAGCTGTTCCTGAGAAAACGCGGTAAAGTCCGCGTCCTCGCTGCGCACCGCAGCGGCGAGCCCGTCCAGCTCAGTCTGATCACGCTCTACCGCCTGGCGCCACGCCTCCGTCGCTCCGGAGCCTCCCAACCCTCGTGCGGCCAATACGCGCTGCCGCGAGCGGTCGCCCAACGTGACTAGGCCGCGCGCGGTAGCGAGCGCCAGGTGGGCATCGGCGATGGTCGTTCGCAGTTCGAGCCGCAAGTCGAGCGACTTGATTTTGTGCGTTCGAACCGCGGTGTAGACGGAGATCGCTAACGCGATGATTCCGGTACCCGCCCCGATATAGTCGGTCACGTTCGACATGCTTCCCCCGCGGTCTACACCACAAAGTTGGGCTTCACGGACCTAATCGCATCGGCGACCTCGTAGATCACGTCCGCACAGGTCCGCACGAAAGTCTCGTCGACTTCGATCAGCGTTTGAATTTCGGACACGTCGCCTTCCTCGAAAAACGCTTCGTCGGGCCGCTTTATTCGGAACGGCAAAGCATCCGCCTTCGCGACAAGTGCGTCATAGCTACGGCCCCTGCCATGCTTCAGCACGTTGATTGCCAGCACCATGTCTTCGAGTTGCCGTCTGAGAGCAGAAAAACCAGCGCGCTCGAGTATCTCGCCGGCATCACGGAAGCCGAAGCCGTCGTTGCAATCTAAGCCGTCCTGCAATCGAGCTTCAAAAATCGAGAATATTCCGACCGCTAGAATTGCTTTCTGCAACTGAACTGCCTGCAGACCTTTCACAAGGGACGTCGATGCGCTGTCCTGAAGCAGGCCCATTAATTTGTCACTTGATTCACGGAGGGAGCCTAGCATCACCTCGGTGCTTCGGAACACTAGTTCGGTGTAGGAATGCATCGTCGACGCTCCTTTGTCGTCGGTCGTTGACCACCGCGGCGTCGGTGCGCGCCGCTCTATGGATATCACCTGTCGTCTACGACTGTAGCATCGACTCACGTCGTCAGCGAACTCACCTATTTCATTCTTCGGTTCTGCTCGATCAGCGCGATCAGGCTTTTGCCCGTCACCCCACTGGCCCGCGCGCCGATCTTCACGAGTTCAAGCCGGCCGTCGCGCGCCAAGTTGTAGACGGTAGCCTTGCAGACGCCGAGCATCTTCGATGCTTCGGCCACACGATATAACCGGTCAGCCCGTAACTCAGGCGCCGCCGGCACGCTGGTAGCCGCCCGTCCCTGCCGATGCGTCGGCTGTCGCTCGCGCAGTCGCGCGGCAACGCGGCTCGCGATTCGATCCGCGATCAGATCGAGAAGATCGTCGTTCAGCGTCACATCGCGTCCAGTCAGCGATACCGTCCCGGCCTTGGTTGTCTTCGGTACGTAGGGCATGCCCCCTCCTTCAGTGTGGACAGTCGCCCACATCCCGCCGCCGCGAGGCGTGGGCGTTAGGACTTACAACCCTGCAATGCGCTCGACGAGCAGTTCAACAGCGGTGAGCCGCGGCAGTACCGTGTCGGACACTTCCGGTCCGCGCGAGCGGATCAGCTCACGCGCCGCATCGATGGCGGAAAACAATTCCGCGATGTCGCACGACGACACCGTCACTTGATCAGGAATACTACCGATAGGGAAAGCAAGAGATTGAACGCTGGCGTTCATGGTGAGCTCCGTATGCGCGTGCGCCACCCCGCTGCTAAACGGGGGCGGGCGTCGATGACGGGGTTAGCAGACCGGGGCATACGGAACCCGGCAGGCCGAAGCCTCCCCACCATCGCCGCCCATAGAAGGCGCGAAGTACAGACGAAGAAAAACCGCTATCGCGAGCGGTTGACCGCCGCATGCATTCGGGCTGCTAAACCCGGTCAACGTTGTGTGCGTCGACGAGCTCAGTATAAGGCACGCTAAAACAAAATTGCAACAAAATCAGTATGTTAGGCGTCTCTGTACGCGACGTACAGCGATGCTTGACGCAACTGAACACACTTCGTCGGTAGGCGCACCGCGCGCTAGAATGCGCCCACCCACAACAACGAAACGGGGGCGCTGTGAATTCAACTGGACGCTTTGTATTCGCCGCATGCGTGAGCGCGGCTGTCATCTTCTCGGCGGCGGTCGACGCGCAGTCATTCAACGCGCGTGCGCGCCTTGTCACGACGTGGCAAGCGAAGGATCTCACCGGCAACTCGGCAGCCGCGGAACGCCTGGTTGCGCTGGAGGAAATGGACGACGTGCACGATCGACCGGGCGACAACTGCACGCAATTCATCGGGCCTGTCACCGTCGAAGGCATCCAGTTCACACCGAGCGGCGGCACGCTGGAAACGTTCCGATTCACCGACAAAAACGGGAATCAATGGTCCGTGCCGACGAACATCGGACGGCTGTCGAATGTCGATCGCCAGCACGCGAACAGCTTCATCCGTGTTGGAAAGCGCTACCTCGTTCACGCACAGGTATGCGGCAGCGGCGGGAATGCGAGCCTGGTCAGCATGTACGATGCGGCCGTGAATTTCGGCCCGGTTCGATAGGCACGTGGCCGCCGCCCGCTCGATGGGCGGCGGTTGCTCATCACCGGTCTGAAAACGCGGTGCCAAGATTCGGCGCGCGCTGCGGCTCACCCGTGCCGGGTGACCAGAAATAATCGTTGTGGTACTGGCTGCGCGACCGGTTCATGTTGCGCTGCGTGACCCCGGGCGACAGGTTCTCGGCGAGGTTGTCCCATATCAGGCGGTTCCACACCGTCTTCCAGAACCACAGATTCACGAGCGGGGTATTCGACTGCGCGATTTTCAGCAGGTCGGCGCCGACGTGCGTATCCTTGCCTTGCACGGCATCGTCGAGATTCCGCTTCATCGCGAGCACGGGCTGAATCAGCGTCGAAACCAGCGGGCCGCCGACGATGCTCGACACGACCTCGCTGTATTGCCCGCTGGTCAGCATCGACGTCAGCATGTCACCCGCGAAGCCCGCACCCCCACCGACCGAGAAAGCGCGCGTCCAGAAACCGCCGGCGTGCTTCACGTCGTCGAACATCGGTTCCGGATCCTTGCCGGCGAGCAGGTTCTTCGCCTGTGTCGAGATCGCGCCGATCAGCGTTGTGCTGACGACGAGCGCTGCAGCGTAGGCCATCGGGTTCGCGAGCGCAGGCGCGCCGTCGACACGAAAGTCGCCCGACCGCCGCATGTCACCGATGCGTCCCCAATGCCGCGAGATCATCGCCATCGGGAACGACTTGAACTGCATGAATGACTTTTTCAGTTCGCCCGTTACCGTGCCCGGCGTGGCCGAGGCGATCACCTTCGTTCGCAGGTCCGGGTTCAGCACGGCGAACTCCCCTTCCTCGCGGATCATGCCGAGCAGCTTCGGCACGACATCAGCCGCGCGCGCTTCGCCCGTCGCGTACAACGAATCCGGCGTCAGGTATTCGGCATCGCCGTAGCGGCCCGGCGTCGCCTTGTTCACGATCGCCCAATCGTCGGCCGTCAGCCCGGCGCGCGACAGCGCGCGGCGGTCCCATTCGCTCAGGCTGTTCCAGTCGGTACGGCCGATGCCGGCGAGCCCGCGCATCATGTGCGACTGGAACGCCGTGCGCAACGCATCCGTCCAGCCGGTGACGCCGCCGAACTTCATCGTTGCAGCGGACAGGTTGCGGGCCCACGTCGTCGCGAGGTTGTCGGTTCCCCACCGGTTCAGGCCGTGCTCGAGCGATTCGGCGATCAGTCCTTGCGACGACAGCCACGAGCGGAAGTCCTTCGAGCCCGGCGCCATCAGTCGCGCGGCCGTGCCGAGCGTCTTGAAGAACGGCACTTTGTTATAGCCGGCCGTCACGAACATCGTGCCGACGTCGCCGAGCGCCGCGAGGATCGTGCCCTGCAGCTTCACAGCGCTGACCGTCGTGCGCAGCGTTTCCATCTTGCGCGCGAGCGCCGGATTCACGGGCGTGTTCGTGGCGCCGGTGACGTAGTTCCAGTACGCGCCGACCGACGTCATGCCGCCTTCGAGCGTGCGCATTTCCGTGCCGTCGTGAACGGCGGTCAGCTGCATCTGCGTCTTCATGTTGCGCGTCGGGTTCGGGCCGTAGCGCTCGACGAGCGCGATGTTCTTCGCCATGCCGCCGACGTGGTCGACCAGCGCGTTGAGCAACGAGCCCTCGCCGAACTGGCGGTTGTACTGCATGTGCGCGTCAGCGTCGCGGAAGTGCAGCACGCGGTGCGCAGATCCGGCGTTCGCGCGCGCGGCGTTGCCCGCCGTCTCGCCCGGCACGATCTTGTTGACGCCGCCGTACGCGATCGTGTCCCACACACCTTGCTTGCGCGGTTTGATGTTGCCGCGCGAGGCCGCATTCGCGCGTTCCCATGCTTCGCGGTCCTCGCCAACAAGCACCTTGCGCATATCGGCGTCGTTCAATGGGTTTCCGGCGTCGTCGAGGTATTGCGAGCGGTCGAGCAGCAGCATAACGGCGTCCGCCCAGGCGTGCCGCTGCGCATCCGATCCGTTGCCGAGCACCTTACTTTGCGCGTGCCGGATCGGCACATAGCCGTAGTCGAGCTCGCCGACGTTACCGCCCGCGCGGTTGAAGCGCTCACGCATCGCGCTCGTCGTCTTACCGATCTGCTCGGCGGCGGCCTTAGCGACCTCGTTGCCGGTCGAGCCATCCGCGCCGCGGTACACCTCGCGGATGATGTCGCGTTCCATCGCCGGATTGTCGACGTCGAACGCACGCGCAAGGAAGTTCTGCCCGACCTTCATCGCGTCGATCGCGCCCATCATCTGCCGCATGTAGTCCGACTTGATCGCGCCGGCGAGCGTGTACGTCTGTTCGATGTCGTGGATCACGATCGACTCGCGCGCACGCTTACGGTGAGCGTTTTCGGGATCGGCGTACAGCGCTTCCTGAATCCGGTCGGTCGTCTCGATCTGCTTCGCGATCTGCAACTGCTTGCGCGCCCGGTCGAGTTCGGCCTCGTGCACGAGCTGCTGGCGCGCCCATTCGGCGCCCGCCGCGACGCGGTCGGCCTGCGACATCGACGACCATGCGGCCGGATCCTGCCGCGCCGTCGAACGCATGCCCGCGCGCACGCGGTTCTCGATCCCGTCGATCTCGGCTTGCGTGAGCTTGCGGCCGGCGGCCGCCTCGACCGCGTTGACGCACTTCTGGTGCATTACAGACCTCCGGTGAAGCCGTATTTGTTCACGCCCGACGTGAGCCCGGCCGTCATGTTGCCGACGCGCCCGAATGACGATAGGCCCCCGAGCGTCGAGAACGAACCGCCGGTGCTGCTCGAAAACAGCCCTTTGCCCTTTGCGTAATCCCCGAAACCGCCCAACAATCCGGCGGCCGCCGAAATGCCGCCCGCGACCAGGCTGTTGTTTGCGCTCGCACGAGCCGTGCGTGCGGCATACCGATCCTGCCGCGCCTGATCTTCGAGCGTGCCGCCCTGCAGGATGCTTTGGTACCGCGTCTGCAACGCATCGAGCTCGGCATTGCGCACGCTCTGCACCTGCACGTCCAGTGCCGAGCCGGCATTCGGATTGAAGCCAGACTCGGCCACCGCTGCACGTTGCTCGCCAAGCTGCTGCCCGGCCTGCGCGCGCTGCGCCGTTTCGCGGTTGACACCTTGCGCATAGACCTGTCCGGCCTGCTGGTCGGACAGCGCGGCATTGCGATCGAGCGCGGCCGCCTGCTGGCTCGCCTGCGCGCTGCCCGAGATACCCGAGACGACGCTACCCACACTCTTCACTGCTGCGGCGCCGAGCGCCAACGTTGTCGGATCCATTACTTCACCCTCGCAAAAAGAATCACGTCCCGCCCGTCGACGGTGTACTTGCGGCGCACGCATTCACGCACGAACCCCAAACGCTCAGCCCAAGTCGCGCCGGCCGTGTTCGCGGCGTCGACGTCCATTTCGATACGACGCCACGGCGCATCGTCGAGAACGCCCTGCACCATCCGTTGAACGATCCGAAATCTCCGCGGCGACATCAATGCCGACGACATCAGCGTCCACGCCTGCGCGCGGTTCTCCCACACCTCAGCGATACCTCCACATCCGAGCGTGATGCCGTTCTCGACGATCGCCCAACCGACACGCGTCGCAGCGCACAGCCGCTCAGCAGACTCGCGTGTCATCGCACCGATAGCCGCGGTGTGCCTCGGCGACAGCTCGACAGAAAGAATGTGCTCGGGCCGCAGGCGCTCCGAGATCAAGGGCGCGGGCATCCGGCTCGCGCGAATTGAATCGCTCGCGCGCCGGCGGGTTCCGAAAAATTTGATAGGCATGGTGGTCCTGTTTGGAATCAGATGCGCTCGTGCGGACGGCGCGGCGCATCTTCGCGGCCCTTGCCCGTCTTCTCGCACCAGAGGTCGAGGATCAGCTCGCCGCGCACGTGCGACGGCTCGCTCAGTTGCTCGGTGTAGTCGCGCACCTGTCGTTCGCTCACGGCCCCGCGCAGCTCGCGCGCCACGTTGGTCGGCATGAGTCCGAGGCGCCGCAGGTCGAACAGCACCTCGCGCCAGTTGACCGAGGTAGCGCTCAGCATGAATCGCCTCGTAGAAGCCTCTCGACGAGCGTGTCGAGTGCTTTGCGCTGCGCGTCGCTCAGCGTGGCGACTTGCTCCATTGCCTGCTCGAGCGCCGCGCGCCCGTGCACGGCGGACTGCTCCGCATCGATGGCAGCACGCAGACGAACGAGTTCCGCATCCGGCGCGTCAGCCGGCGCAGCACAACGCGCAACAACCTCTTTCGCGCTGACCAGCGCGGCACATGCTGCCTCGTCCGCAGCGAGCCGCCGGATAAATTCAGGGTCCGCCGGATCGTAGGTAAGGCTGCGCAGATCGGCCTGGGTATATTTCATTTCAGCTTCCCGGCAACGCGCTGCCGCAGCGCTTCCTGCGCGAACTTGATGACCGTCTTACGATCGGCGCCGAGGCCCGTCTCGACGAGCACCTTCGCGACGCGCGGATCGCGCTTCGCGAGCGCGTTCGCCGCATCCCACGCCTGTTCCCACCCGTCGCCGAACGTCTCTTTCATGCCCTGCACCGCGTCCGCGAGGTGGGCCTGTCTGTCGGCCTCGGACAGCGCCGGCCAGCCCTGCGCAAACAGGCGAGCGTCGGCCAGGAATTCGCGCACATCGGCCTGATTGCCGCCGTGGTCGGCGACGATCGCCGCGAATTCCTTGCGATCGATCGTGCCACCCAGGCCGTCGTCGATCGAGGCGATGGTTTCCTGCCCCCACTGCCCGGAACCGGTCAGCTCGTCGTACAGCGGCCCGTGCGCGCCCTCGTCGCCGTAGAACTTGCGTGCTCGATCGTTGCGGACGAGCGCCAGCGCGTCCGGGTCTGCGGCCTGCTGAGGCGCGCTCTGTCCGTCATCGAGACGCAGATTTTCCGCGGCGTTCCATGCCTTCGGCTGCTCGATCGGCGCGCGTGGCGTCTCGGCTGCGCCCGGCTGTTTCGTGTTCGAATAGAACGCCACAGCGCGTTCCTCGATCGTCTTCTCGACGGGTGTGGATTGTTGTTCGCCGTCCATCACGCCTCCTCCCCGGCTTCGACCACCGAGCGCAGCGCAGATTCGCTGTCGATGATGTACGGCGGTTGATGAGTCGGCTTCCGATAGGCGGCCGCGGCTTCGAGGCGCACGATGGTTTGCTGCATGTGCTTCGCGGCAAAACCCGCGAGGCTGTCGGGCCGCTGCGCTTCATCGATCATCGACCGCACATACAGCCGAACGGCGTCATCCGATACCCACGAGCCGCTATTGTTCGCATACAACAGCGGGGTCTTCTGGCCGTCGTTAAGCTCGGGGTTTGCGCAGACGGTACGAACAGCCGCGCGCAGCTCGGTATCGACCTGCATAAACTCGCTACGCGCAACGGCGGTCGCTTCAAGCGCGGCTTCGAGCGCCTTCGCCGCATTCACGTAGCGACGCTCCAGAGCACGAGCTGCACGCACGCCGTCCCGCGACTCCTGGTGACGCGCCTCGATTGCGGCCGCACTGTTGGCGCGCTGAGCGGCCTCGCGCACGCGGACGAGCGACGCTTCGCGCGACCGGTACAGATCCGCGACGGAACGCAGGGACGCCGTTTCCTCGTCCTCTGCGCCGTTGTTCGCAAGCAGTCGGTCCTCGAGCTGCCGCTGCGCAGTGGCGGTCTGCTGGCGCGCTTCAGCGAGCTGCGCTTCGATCAATTTGATGTCGGCCATCCGATCAGTCCTCCACCAATTCGACTTGCCAGTCGAGCACGCGTGCCGCTTCGGCCTGCTCGGCGGTCGCGCGGCCCCACGCGTGGTTTTCGTCCGGCCGGATTCGCCATTCGCCACCCTTCAGCAGCCCGTGGCGCTCGATGAACTCGGCGAGCGCGTCCGCGACAACGCGCGCCATCGACGCACCGCGCAACAGCGCGCAGGTCTGCAGCGCCATCCGTGTGCGCGGGGTCATGGAAATGTTGGTTACGGCCATGCTCGGCTCCTCAATAACGGTTCGATCAACATCGCATCTGTGGAACGGGGAATCCCCCGTCTTTGCGCAACAAGTTTGCGCAAATCGTCTTGCAGGATCGTGCGTCGTTTGGAGCGGGCAATTGCCCGTTTTTCGTCGGTGACGGGATGCACACGGGTAGCCGCGTGGGTAGCTACATGACTTTTCCGCGCTATGCGCAGCGCGCAACGTCCACCACGCAAGGCACTGCACCGTGAATTGAAATCGCCAATGGGGATTTCAATCGTTCTTCACGCGCTGCTTACGGCCCGTCTGGTCGACCACGCGCACGCGCGGCCGCTTCGAGATCTCGAGCTTGTCGTTCAACAGCCCAAGATGGCGCATCGCCAGCGTGAGCGCCGCCGTCTTGTCGAACACCTTGGCTTTCTTCGTGAGCGTCGGCGTGGCCGTCAGCTCGCGGTCACCGTCCGCGGTGTACGTCATCTGCTCGACGACATCGACGCCGGCGAGAACCGCCGCGGCCTCGTCGTCGAGTTGGTCCGGGCGCTTCAGCGTGCCGTCGGCGTTGTACAGCTTGCGGATGTCGAAGAACGCGATGCGGCTGAGCTCGCGCAGCACGCGATCCTGCGTGATGTGCGTGCGCTCGCGGCGGGCGCGCATCGCTGCGGTGATCGCGGCTGCGATGTTAGGTTTTGTCAGGTTCTCGGCGGCGATGGCGGTGGCAGTCTTCTCGCTGTACCCGGCGCGGCGCGCGGCTGCGCTCGCGTTCAGGTCGACCAGGTACTCGTCGACGAATCGTTGCTGTTTCGCGGTCAGTTTCTTCATTGCTTTCCTCTTAAAATTCGCACTGCGAACTTGTAATTTCCTGCATCTTTCGGCCTCGTCAGGGGCGTAACCACCTGTAACCACCGTAACCCCCGTTTCCTATAAACCCCTGTAACCCCCTTATTTATCGCGCACACGTATATATAAAGAGGTGGTTACGGTGGTTACGGTGGTTGCAATCCTTACTGCATAAGGCCCCGCGCGTAACCACCTGCGCGCATCACGTGGTTACGGTGGTTACGTCCGATCGCACCCAAACCTTGGTCGGTTGCCCGCCGACTCGCTTCAACTGCTTGGAGTACCCCATTCCTTGCAAAATTTTTCCAATTCGCATCGTGTCGGCCCGCCCGAGCCGCGCTTTCGCTATTCCAAGCGCCCCATCCGCGATATCGTGAATTTGCAAAAAATCGCGCGTACACGGTGGCTCACCGATGTCGTGCGCGTAATCGCCTCGCCCCATGAGCCAATCGTGAATGATCGGTGACCACGGGTCGGACAGCTTGTGCTGCGCGTGCACTTCGCGCGCCAGCGTCTCGGCCTCTCGCCAGTCGACATTCCCGGCGCGCTCGTAGGCCGCGCGGGCCTCGGCCCACAACTGCAGGCAGTCGGCCGCGATCCGATCGACGTCGCATCTACCGACGCGCACGGGCAGCCACCGGCGCTCCCCCGTCTCGTCGGCGAGAAACTCGTCCTGGTTGGTCGTGCCGATAAACAGGAACCGCCGCGCGAACGTCACGCTGAACTCCTTGTACTTCGGCACGAAGTTTTCGTGCGTCCGGCTGATGAACGCCTTGATCGATTCGGCATCGCGCGTGTGCAGGCCGCGCAGCTCACCAAGCTCGACCACCAGGCGGCCGCGCATCATGCGGGACGCATTGTCGTCGCGCTCGTCAAGCTTCAGCTCGCAGTAGAAGTCCTGCGCCGGCACGAGCGCCTTCACAGCTCGCGTCTTGCCGGCGCCCTGCTCACCGATCAGCACCGGCACCATCGGCGCTTCGCACCCGGGCGACAGCACGCGGCCGGCGAGCGCCGTCCAGAGATACCGCGACACTGCGCGCGCGTACTGCGTGTCCTCGACGGCCATGTAGTCGCGCAGGAACGTCTCGATGCGCGGCGCGCCGTCGTGCTGCAGCCTGGTCAACCACTCGACGGCCGAGTCGATGTGGTTCTCGTCGGCCACGAGGCCCACGCCGTCGCGCAATCCCTCCTTGCTGAGCTTGACGAAACCGAGTCGCTCGAGCCGGATCTGCAGGCGGGTGTAGTCCGGATCGGTGAACGCGCGCAGACCGCGCGGATCCGCCTCGGCGGCGAGCATGGTCTCGGCGCGGAATTCGTCCCACCGGATGTGCCACCCGCACTCGTGCGGCGCGCGAACGGCCGTCACGATGTTCTCAGCGAGCGCGAGAATCTCGCCCTTCCCATTGCGGCGATAACCCGGGCGCGGTGGCTCCTGTTCGTCGGCCGGCACCACGTCGAAGTCATCATCGCTCGGCTCGCGCGCCGGATCCCGCCAGCCGTGCGCCGCGGCCATCGCCTTGATCGTGCCGATCGTGATCGGCGTGCCCTGGTTCTTGCCGGCATAACCCCAATCTCGCTCGGTCTTCGCCGGGTCGTACTTGCTCGATCGCGCCGAGAACTCGTGCACGAGCGCCAAGCCATCATCCGAACCTTGCGACGCATGGTGAACGCCGAACAGCACGTTGCGCCAGCTGTCGTAATCGAGCTCGTGCTCACCACTGTTCGGGATCGCGTCGAGCGCGGATTTCAGCACGCCAAGCTCAGCAGGCGCGGCGACCGCCGGCGGCACGACAATCTCTCGCTCGGCGCGCGGCACCGGCGCGCTCGTCGGCCATTCCATTTCGGTGACGTACGATTTCGGCATGTCGTCCAGCTCGAACGAGTCGAGCGGCATCGATTTGCCGGCCAGCGGTAGCACGAACATGTTCCCGTACCCGTCGTGTGGAACGCTGCTCTGCTTGGGGAAAACTTCAACCTGACCAGCGACGACGCCCTTCGTCCCGTCCTGCAAGCCGCACGCAGCCAGCACGCGCTGCAGTGCCTGGCGCACGCTGTACGCGTCCTGCGGTGCATCCCACAGGAAATAGATGTGGATGCCAGCACCGCCCGACGAGCGGAACGGAATGCCCTGCAGCCCGACCGCCGACGCGGCGGTGACGATGCTCACCGCGGTGTCCTGCATTTCGTGCCACGGCGTCTCGCCCTTGTGCGAGTCGAGATCGAGCAGCCCCACTAGCGTCACATCGCTGCCCGGCTGCATCGGGTACACGCCGTAGGCCGGCCCGCCGTTCACGTGATGCGCGAGCCGATCCGCTGTCAGCGGCTGCTCGATGCGCTCGGGATGCTTCCCCGGTCGCTTGACGCAACACGTCGACGTGCGCACCCGCGAGACGATCGGCGCGAGCGCGGCCGCGAGATCCGAATGTGTACAGCTAGGCTTGACAGTATTTTCTGTAGGTGTACTATTCAT